TTTTCGCAAAAGAAGGCTTAGAAAAGAAAGCTAAACAGAAAAAAGCCAAAGGTGTAGGTGGTTCAGATTTAGAAGAGTTCATGGCTCTTGAGCAGATAAGAGAAAAAGAAGAAGAACTCAAACAGATGATGATATATCTAGGCAGACCCGGATTGTGGCAGGATTGGCAACAGTTTCAAGCCGAAGCAAGAAAGACTAGACGTTATCAAGAAAAGATGGCAGAGAAACGCAGAGAAGAGATAATGGAATATGTAGGCTACAGTGTAGGGTTTATTGTCATTATATTCTTTGCAGGATTAGCAGCTTGGGCAGTAGCTAAGTGGACAGGTAGATTATAACCACACCATGTATAGGCATCTGCACGTTGCAAGAGAATGTCTGCATAGGATGCAATAGAACAATAGAAGAGATTAAGGAAGCGTATGAGAGCACCACAAAAGTCACTAGCAAATTGGACAAAGCAAAAGTGGAGAACCAAGAGTGGTAAACCTAGTACACAGGGGTCAAAAGCTACAGGCGAACGTTATCTACCTGAAGCGGCGATTAAGGCTCTTAGTTCCAGTGAATACGCCGCCACTTCGGCTGCTAAACGCAAAGCAACTAGAGGAAATAGACAAGTATCTAAACAACCCAAAAAGATTGCTAGAAAAACGGCGAGATTTAGATGAGAAAAGACAAATTGTACTTAAACTTGGCGAAGCCGCTGCTGAAGCTAGGAAACTATCTATTCAACAAGCACGTGAAAGCTCTAAGAAAAAGACAAGAAAAAGAAGGCACTAGGAGACTATAATGGACAACATGATATTAGATGCATGGAATGAACTTAGTTACGTTGAGGGTGTTCTATTTACAGTATGGTTATTTATCTTGTACTATGGTAAGTGTTGGATAGATTCAAAGTTTAATAAAGAAACTTGTAATTGCCTAAGATGAGTGTAGAGACTTTTTTAAAGTGGAAGATACTTCCTAGATTTATGATGTTGGCTAGTACAGTAATGTCATGGAGATGTGCTGAATGGTTTATGGATTTAGATACACCGACTGCAGCACAGTCAGCTTTTGTATCAGTAGTTATGGGTGTGATGACAGGTGTCTTTGGCATTTGGATGGGTCACGAACATAAAGGAGACAATGATGTTAACAGCATTAATAGGACCAATCGCAAACCTCGCTAGTTCTTGGATGAGCAGTAAGGTTGAGAAGGTCAAAGCAGATGGTCAGGCTAAAGTAGCACAGGCTAAAGCTAAGGCAGTTGTAGCTGAGAAAGTTGCTGCAGGTGAAGTCGCATGGGAAAAGTCTATGGCAGACTCAACAGATAATTCGTGGAAAGACGAATTTGCCTTGACAGTTTTGCTTTTACCTGCTATACTAGTATTTATACCTAGCATGACAGAATATGTACGAACAGGCTTTGAGGTATTGAATACACTTCCTGAGTGGTATCAGTATCTTTTGTTTATAGCAATTAGTGCATCCTTTGGTATTAAAGGTGCAGGTCAGGCTATGAAGATTATGGGGAAGAAGTAATGTCAAACATTATTGAAACAAACTTTGGAACACTAATCAACCCTGCAAGAGTAGCACAAGGTAGTGCTTCTAGTATTGTAAAGAAGGGTGCTTTTTATATATTCTCACTTAGAATTAGTAGTGATGATATTAGAGAGTATTCATTTACAGATAGAACTAGAGCAGAGCATATGAGAAAGATTCTAATAAGCCATCTAGAACAAAGTATAAAACTAAAGAAAGTAAATAGTTAATGAACTTAATAAAATTACAAGACGAGTTAGCAGAAGATGAAGGCATAAAGTTTGAAATATATAGATGTTCACTTGGGCATTTAACAGGGGGTATAGGACACCTTATTACTGAATGGGATGAAGAGTTTTATGATAAACCTATAGGAACTAAAATACCACACGACCAAGTAAACGATTGGTTTGAGAGAGACATTAAAACAACTATAAACGATTGTAACTTACTGTTCTCTCAATTTGATAATCTACCTGAAGATATACAACATGTATTAGCTAATATGTGTTTTCAATTAGGTAGACCTAGACTATCTAAGTTTAAGAACATGATTGCTGCCGTAGAAGACTTAGACTGGGAAAGAATGGCAGATGAGATGGAAGATAGTAATTGGTATAAACAAACACCTAACAGAGCCGATAGATTAATTACTCGTGTTGATAGGCAGTTTGCTAGAGAAAGTATTGCATAATGAGTAGAGAACTAACTGAAAGACAACAAAAGTTTTTAGCTGTTTTATTTGATGAAGCAGGTGGTGATGTAGTAGCAGCTAAGAAGTTAGCAGGCTATTCTGAAAGCTCTAGTACTACAGACATAGTTAAATCGCTTAAAGATGAGATTCTAGAGACTACACAGCTATTTATGAGTAGGAACGCACCTAAAGCTGCAATGGCTATGGTAGGAGGCTTATATGACCCTACAGAGCTAGGTCTAAAAGATAAGATGATGGCAGCAAAAGAATTATTAGACAGGACAGGCTTAGTGAAGACTGAGAAGATGCAAGTAGAAAGCACTGGTGGTGTTATGCTATTACCTGCAAAGAATGATGGATAGAAGTGTAGGCAAGTGGAAGTTACCACAACCAACAGATTTAAAAGACGAAGAACAAAATGAATGGATACAGATACCTCGCATAGCTAGGACTGTTCCATTTGGATACAAGTTAAATGAAGAAGACCCTGATTTACTTGACCCAATACCATTTGAGCTAGAAGCCATAGAGATGGCAAGAAAGTATATAAAACAGTATTCATATCGTGAAGTAGCTAATTGGCTAACAACTAAAACAAATAGAGTTATATCACATGTGGGGTTAAGGAAAAGATTAATACATGAAAAACAACGTAAGGACCAAGCTAGAACTCTCCGAAAGTGGGCAGCTTATGCCGAGAAAGCAATCGAGAAAGCGAAAGCCATCGAAGAAGAAAGAACAGGTGCAAGAGCCTAAGATACAGGAAGTTGCAGACGTAGAAGCAGTACCTGTAGAAGAACAGAATGTAGTATTTAAACCTAACGAAGGACCTCAGACAGAGTTTCTTGCAGCAGGTGAAAGAGAAGTACTATATGGTGGTTCAGCAGGTGGTGGAAAAAGTTATGCTATGTTAGCAGACCCACTACGTTACATGGGTCATCCATCATTTAGTGGGTTGCTATTGCGACACACAACAGAAGAATTAAGAGAACTTATATTTAAGTCAAAAGAAATATACCCACAGATATGGAAGGGTATAAAATGGTCAGAAAGAAAGATGCAATGGGAAGCACCATCAGGTGCAAGGTTATGGATGTCATACCTAGACAGAGATGATGATGTACTTCGTTATCAAGGTTTGGCATTTAGTTGGATAGGGTTTGATGAATTAACCCAGTGGTCTACTCCGTATGCTTGGAACTATATGCGTTCACGTTTGCGTTCAGTTGCACAGGATTTGCCTGTCTACATGAGAGCAACAACTAACCCCGGAGGTCCGGGACATCACTGGGTTAAGAAAATGTTCATTGACCCTGCACCATACGGAAGACAGTTTGATGCCACAGATATTGAATCAGGGAATGTTCTTTCCTATCCAAAAGGACACAGTAAAGCAGGACAAGCACTATTTAAACGTAGATTTATCCCTGCAAGATTATCGGACAACCCATATTTGTCTGCCCAAGGTGACTATGAAGCAATGCTTCTATCCCTACCTGAACACCAACGTAAGCAGTTGCTTGAAGGTGATTGGGATATTAAAGAAGGTGCTGCTTTTACTGAGTTTGATAGGAATATTCACGTTGTTGAGCCTTTTTCAATTCCAAGAAATTGGGTTAAATTTCGTGCTTGCGATTATGGTTATGGCTCTTATAGTGGTGTGTTGTGGTTTGCTGTTTCTCCAGACGAGCAGATTATTGTATATAGAGAGTTGTATTGTAGCAAAGTACTTGCCACAGATTTGGCAGATATGATATTGGATGCTGAAGCCGATGATGGAAATATTAAGTATGGGGTTCTGGACAGTTCTCTTTGGCATAAACGTGGGGATACTGGTCCTTCTTTGGCTGAACAAATGATTATGAAGGGATGCCGATTTAGACCTTCAGATAGAAGTAAAGGCAGTCGTGTATCAGGGAAGAATGAAATACATAGACGTTTACAAGTAGACGAGTTTACAGAAGAACCTAGATTAGTTTTCTTTAACACTTGTACTAATATGGTATCACAATTACCTGCATTACCATTGGATAAGAAGAATCCTGAAGATGTAGACACAAGAGCAGAAGACCACTTGTATGATGCATTAAGATATGGTATAATGTCAAGACCGAGGTTTAGTATATTTGACTACGACCCAATGGGTAGACCTAGTAACAGTATGCCAATGGCAGACTCTACATTTGGATATTAAGGATATAACATGGCAGAAAAAGATGAAGTAACACTAGACGATGATTCTATAGCATTAGAAGACGTAGAAGAATCTGTAGCTAGTGATATAAATGTAAGTGGTATAATACCATTTATTATGGATAGATACCAACGTGCCGAAGACTATCGTAGTAATGACGAAGAACGATGGTTAAGGTCTTATAGAAATTATAGGGGGTTATACGGAAGTGATGTTCAATTTACTGAAGCAGAAAAGTCAAGAGTATTTATTAAAGTTACCAAAACAAAAACTCTCGCAGCTTATGGACAAATTGTCGATGTATTATTTGCAGGCAACAAGTTTCCTATTAGCATTGAGCCAACAGTTATACCTGAAGGTGTTGCAAAAGATGTCAACTTTGACCCAAAAAAGCCTGAACAGCTTAAGGGGGAAACTGCGTTGTCTTCGCCTTATGGGTTTAAGGGTGATGGCATGGATTTACCGAAGGGTGCTACTGAAAAAACATTGGCAGAAAGGCTGGGTCCTTTACAAGACAGTCTTGGACAAATTGAAGAGCTGGAAGAAGGGGTAGGTAAAACACCTACTGCTGTTACATTTAGTCCTGCTATGGTAGCTGCCAAGTCTATGGAAAAACAAATCATGGACCAACTACAAGAGTCAGGCACTAGTAAACAATTACGAAGCACAGCATTTGAGATGGCATTATTCGGAACAGGGGTAATGAAAGGTCCTTTTGCTGTAGATAAAGAATATCCTAATTGGGATGAAGAAGGTAACTATAGTCCTGTATTTAAGACTGTGCCATCTACATCACATGTATCAGTATGGAACTTCTTTCCTGACCCTGATGCTGCCAACATGGATGAAGCACAGTTTGTGATTGAAAGACATAAGATGTCAAGAACACAGCTACGTGGATTAAAGAAGAGACCTTACTTTCGTGCAAACGTAATTGACGAAGTAGTTGCATCAGGTGAGTCCTACGAAAAGAAGTATTGGGAAGATGATTTATCTGACTATGCAGCAGACCACGGAATAGATAGATTTGAAGTACTAGAATATTGGGGAATGTGTGACGTTGATATGCTTGAGGATAATGGTGTAGATATACCTAAAGACCTTAAGGAGTTTGACGAACTACAAGCAAATATATGGATTAGTAATGGTAAGTTAATAAGAATGGTTCTTAATCCTTTCAAACCTGCCACTATACCTTACATGGCAGCTCCATACGAGTTGAATCCATATTCTTTCTTTGGTGTAGGTCTAGCTGAAAACATGGATGACACACAGACACTTATGAATGGCTTTATGAGAATGTCTGTAGACAACGCTGTGTTATCAGGTAACTTACTTATAGAAGTAGATGAAACTAACCTAGTTCCGGGTCAGGACTTATCTGTGTATCCGGGCAAAGTGTTTAGAAGACAAGGTGGTGCTCCGGGTCAAGCTATCTTCGGTACTAAGTTTCCTAACGTATCAAATGAGAACTTACAACTGTTTGATAAGGCTAGACAACTTGCAGATGAAAGCACAGGCTTGCCATCATTTGCTCATGGACAAACAGGTGTGTCAGGTGTAGGTAGGACTGCATCAGGTATATCAATGCTTATGAACGCTGCGGCAGGTAGTATAAAGACAGTTATAAAGAACGTAGACGATTACTTACTTAAGCCACTAGGCGAAGGTATGTTTCGTTTTAATATGCAGTTTAACTTTAACAAAGATATTAAAGGTGACTTAGAGGTACAGGCTAGAGGTACAGAAAGTCTCATGGCTAACGAAGTTCGTAGTCAGAGATTAATGTCCTTCTTACAAGTGGCATCTAATCCTGCACTAGCTCCGTTTGCTAAGTTTCCATATATTATTAGAGAGATAGCTAAGTCTATGGAACTAGACCCTGAAAAGGTAACTAATAATATGGATGAAGCAGCAGTACAAGCAGAGATACTAAAAGGTATGCAGGGTGAACAACCACAACAAGAACAACCCCCACAGGCAGGTCAACCACCTGTAGGTGCTAACCCATTAGACCCCACAGGAGCAGGTGGTGGTAATATAGGTACAGGACAAGCTCCTATACCAAATGAACAAGGATTCTCAGGAAATGATGGACAAGCAGGTGCTGCAGCAAATCAAGCCACTAGTGAACAACCTCAAGCTAATGAACAGCTTCAATGATTACATTGATGAATTAGTGAAGCAACAACATAAGATACTAGAGCAGTCTAGTGATACAACTACTCTACATAGGTCTCAAGGAGCAATAGCAACTTTGAATAAATTAAAACACTTAAGGGATGAAGTAAATGGCATTAAATAAACAAATGGAGATGTTTGAAGATGGTGGTCTCAAAGATGAAGGTGGCATGATTGATGAAGTATCAGGCAATGATGTACCATCTGGCTCTACACGAGAAGAAGTAAGAGATGACATACCTGCACAGTTAAGTGAAGGAGAGTTTGTGTTTCCTGCTGATGTAGTTAGGTTCGTAGGTCTTGAGAAGTTAATGCAAATACGACAAGAAGCTAAACAAGGACTAAAGCAAATGGAAGCTATGGGTCAGATGGGTAATTCAGACGAAGCCACCATGCCTGATGATTTACCTTTTGATGAAACAGACCTTGACATGGAAGACGAATTAGAGTATAATAGAGGTGGAGTAGTTGAAGCAGCTAACGGTACTTATGTAGCACCTACTGTGCCTACAGGCAGTCAACCACTAGGAACAAATCCAATGGGCAATCCTATGGGAGTACCACAGGAAACAACAGGTGGAGAACCTAATGTTGCACGTGGAACACCGTACACTCCTGATGTAAGTAAAATGTATGGAGCAGGAGCAACACCATACGCACCTGTAAGCTATAATCAGTTATTAGGACCTAGTGCAACAGGAGCACCTACGACAGAAACGGTTAGATACTTTAATGCAGCAACAGGTCAGACACGTATGATACCACATCTAGTAAACGCAGATGGTACAAGGGGTGCAACACTATATCCTGTGCCTGAAGGTTTTGTCATACAAGAAGAAGCACCTAAAGAAGAAGCTAAGAAGACAACTCAAGTACAATCAACTAAAGTAGCACCTGTAGAATCAGGAGATGGTGGCGATGGTGGTGCAGGTGGTGGTGCAGTAGACCTTGCAGGAGACCCTTTAAGTTATAGCAGTGTGTTTAGCATGGATGCTTTAGATAAACAAATGGCTAAAATAGGTGCAATGCAACTTAGTACCCTTGGTAAAGCAGGAGTATTTCAAGGAATTAGTAGTGCCGCAACAGGAAATCCTGAACGAAATCAAATGAAATTAGGTGCTCTTACACCTCTTTTCACATCTCTTAAAACTCAACTAGGAATTAAAGGTCAGGATTTAGGCAAATTAAAAGGTAAAACACCTGAAGAAATCGCAAAAATTAGAGGAGTAGTTGCTGCTGATATTGAAAGAGTAACTGCTGCTGTAGACAGATTAACTACTAATATAACATTTTCTAAAGATAAAAACGGAAATACAATTAGCACAGAATCTAATAAAAGCACAAAAGATACTATAGCTGACGTTAACGCTATGGCAAAACAATATGGGTTAAAAGAAATTGATACAAAAACTAATGTTAATCTCGGTTCTAAAATAGGTCAAAAGATAGCTGAAATAAATCAAGCTATTAAAGAGCAACCTACCTATAGTGAAGACCCAAGCGACACCATAGAAAGCAGAGACCCAACAGCAGGTGATGTTTATAGTGATGAAACTCAAAGAACAACTGCTGCAGAACAAGCAGCAAATAGAGCTGCTGCAGAGTCTTTTGTGAAGAGTGAAAGTGATTCTAGTAACAACGAATCAAGTAGTAGTAATTCTAGTACATCTACCGATGGTGGTGACTATGGAGTCGGTTCTGAAGCAGGTATGGACTTTAAACAAGGTGGACTAGCGAGTAAAAAGAAACCTAAAGTTAAGAAGATGAAGCGAGGTGGATTAGCTTCACGTTAATAATCCACAATTAAAGGCTACTTATCCCCCAACAATAACTGGCTACGATAACCCCAAAAGGAGAATACAAAATGGCTGAAGAAGCTACAAAAGACATGGTGGAAGATGCTACACCTAAAAAAGCAATGTTTATGAATAGACCTTATTCTCAGGAAGAAAGAGTAAAGCGAGATGAAGAAGAACTTGCAAGGCTCGTTGAGGAGCAAAAAGGTACAGAAGAGACTAGCGAAGAGGAAACTGTTAGTGAAAAAGAACCGACTAATGCAGAAGAGAAAACTTTTAAAAAGCGATATGGCGATTTAAGAAGACATACTCAGGAGAAAGAGAAGCAGTTTCAAAAACAGCTAGATGAAATGAAAGAGCAACTAGCTAAAGCAACTAAGAAAGAAATGAAGTTGCCTAAGTCTGATGAGGACATAGAAGCATGGGCAACAGAGTACCCAGACGTAGCTAAGATTGTTGAAACTATTGCTATGAAGAAAGCAAGAGAACAGTCAGCAGAATTAGAAAGTCGCTTGCAGAAGATAGATGATATGTCTACTGAAGCTAAAAAAGAAAAAGCTGAAGTAGAACTAATGAGACTTCATCCTGACTTTAATGATATTAGAGATAGTGATGAGTTTCACGATTGGGCAGATGAACAGCCAAAATGGGTACAGGATGCACTATATGAGAACGATAATGATGCAAGGTCAGCAGCAAGAGCTATTGACTTATACAAAGCCGATAAAGGAATCGGTAAGGAAACTAAGACAAAGAGTAATAAGAGTGCTGCTATGGAAGTTGGCACGAAATCTACAAAGACTAAAGTTGATGCTACAGATACAAGCAAGAAGATACTTGAGTCTGCTGTTCAAAAAATGTCCTCTGCACAGTATGAGAAACAGGCTGATGTCATAATGGAAGCTATAAGGTCAGGCAACTTTGTGTATGACGTATCAGGTCCAGCTAGATAAATTAAAAAGAATGTTGACAAATAGTTATTTTTAAGTATAACTATATGTAACTAGAAGTGTAATACAACCCCTTATGGATACTTGTATTGCACTATAATACCCACTTTAGAGATTACCCACTTATGTGAGCCTACACAGGAATCGCTATCCTACGTACAACCTCAACGCATGAATGGTCCTTATAAAGTAAAATGACTAAAAGAGCACAGTAAAACGTGCATTATAAATGTTTAAGGAGATTTAAAAATGGCATTTACAGCAGCAGCTGGTTATGGTAATCTTCCTAACGGTAATTTTAGTCCTATTATTTACAGCAAACAGGTGCAACTTGCGTTCCGTAAGTCATCTATCGTTGATGCAATCACTAATAATGATTACTTCGGTGAGATTGCTAATATGGGCGATTCCGTTAAGGTTATCAAAGAACCAGAAATAACAGTCAAGGCATATTCTAGAGGAACTACAATAACTCCTCAAGACCTTGATGACGAAGAATTTTCACTTAATATTGACAAAGCTAATTACTTTGCATTTAAAGTGGATGATATTGAGGAAGCTCATTCACACGTTAACTTTCAACAGTTAGCATCTGATAGAGCAGCCTATAGACTAGCCGACCAATTTGACCAAGACGTACTTGGTTATATGTCAGGTTATAAGCAATCAGCTACACATGGTGTTGCAGACACAGCTAATACAACTACTAATGGTAGTGTAGCTGTTTCAACAGCCGGTTCTGACGAACTCTTATCTTCAATGAAAATTGATGCTGAAGACTTCGGTGGTTCTGCTGGAGATGCTGTAGCTATCTTACCAAGAACAGGTGGAGCTACTACTGCTGCTCCTGCTAATGGAGATAGAAACCCATTGACAGTTATTGCTAGAATGTCAAGACTACTAGACCAACAGAATGTTGATACTAACGGAAGATGGTTAGTGTTAGACCCTGTATTTATTGAAGTACTAAAGGATGAGGACACAAGATTGTTTGATGCAGACTTTGGTGGTTCAGGACTACAGAATGGTTTAGTTCTTAATAACCTACACGGATTTAAAG